GTTTCAATACCTTCAATTAATACACATTCATTAGATGAATGATATTGATAATAAGCCGCTGGTAGGTTAATACATTGAAAATTAAATTTCTTCTTTAATTGACTAACATCGGTATATGGATGACGAGCAAATGTTCTTACACCATACTTATATAGTAAATCACCAATCTTACCATCAAAATATTCTTCACCTGTTTCCATATCAACTACAATACCAGGTTTAGCCCATTTTTCGTCAAATAACAAATAACCTGAGCAATACCAAGATATCGTATCATTCTCAGGTGAATCGTGTTGAATTGCATAAGCAACATTCTCAAAAAAGTTAGGGTCAGCCTTACTTGAACCAATACAACCGATTTCTTCAGATATAAAAAAAGCACATTTCATAACGTCAAACTTATCCATTATTTCAAGAGCTAAGAAAATACCGGCCTTATCATCACCACCACAACCAGTTCTATTATTATATGTATACTCCTTACCTTTAATATAACCACGAAGAACTTGCTTACCATTACATACTGATGAACGATCATACGCACTCATTTGATACGTTTCTTCAACTATGTCAATACCATTACGTTGAATAGTATGGACAGTATCCATATGAGCAACCATACAAGGATAACTACTACTTAAACCTTTTGTTAAGTAAATATTACCAATGTCATCAATATAAAATGGAATATTACGAACCGTAGCCCATTCACTAATATACTCACGAACCTTTTCTTCCTTTCCATAAAATGATGGAATTGAGAGAATTTCTTTTAATCTTTCTAATTTTATGTTATCCATACTACAAATATAAAACTTTTTTTTAATTAACCAAAATATTTTTCATATAATTCTATAACTAAAATACTTTTCCCCATAATTGATTGATACTCATAGGTGTTTAAATATTTATATTCTACAGATGAAAGTTCTTTAAACATAAAGTTTTCATTATCATCCATTATTCCACTATAATCCGAATAATGAACAATAAATCTTTGATTGTCAACTTTTTCGTACAAACAATTTTGATTACCCGAACAAATAAAATATTTTTTCTTTAAATCTTTTAATTTTCTCATATTGCAAATATAAATAAAAAAATATAAATAAAAAACCCACAACTAAAATAAATTAGCGTGGGTTCTTTTCTGTTGAACTTCGGGAAAAGTCAATTTCTTTATATTGTTTCTAAATCTGATTTTAGTTTAATTAACTTAATAATACTATCTTTTTTATCGGTTGACGAGTAAGATTCTAATTTCAATTTAACTTTTGATAATTTTTCTTTTAATTCCGTATCACCAATATTTATTTTGTTATTTACTAATTCTAAGTTTTCTTTAATAATACTTTCTTCAATGGTTTTTAATTTCTCATCATCATTATTTAATACTGATTTTACTAAATCTTTCTCCCATTCTGTTAAGTTTTCATATTTTTTGTTAAACTTCTTAGCTATTAAATTAGTATAAACTTTAATTGGTAGTGTTCCTTCAACTACATTATCCGATATAGATTTATGTGTTAATAAATGTGATACCAAATATTTTTTAGCGCTTATCCTATTTTCAATTAAATTAGATTTTGTATCCTGTAATAATGTATCAATGTTTTCTAATAAAGTTTCTTTAACATATGTTTTATCTGAATTATATTTTAATATAAAGTCATGTACAACTGAAAAATCAACATCTAATGATTTAAGATAATCCAAACTTTCATTCAAATAAGATGTTGCATCTGAAATATCATCAAATTTCTTATTTTCAATATTAGAATATACAATGTAATATTCTTTAATTGTTTTATTGTTTTTTAATATATTATAAAACTCCTTGAAGATTGTTTTGAACTTATTTTTATCAGAATAAGATTCAAATAATATATTATTAATTTCTTGTTTTATTTTACCAAATGTCATAACAATAAATATGCGTTAGTTTAATTATATGATGGTTTTATCAATTTTTTCTATCATTTCTTTTATTTCCCTATTATACGTATCTGTTTTACTTACTAATTTCTCAGTTATTAAAGGTTTATGTTTACCAAGTATGAATGATTCTTGCGGAGAACCTTCAGGTCCACCAATAGGAGTTACACCACCAGCTTCTGGTGTGGTAGGTATTTCAGCCCCACCAACTTCTGGTGTGGTAGGTATTTCAGCTCCACCACCAAAACCACCAGCTTCAGCCCCACCACCAACTTCAGCCGGAACAGGACCACCTTCATTAGGTTTAACTCCGTATATCTTATCAACCTTATCAAACACACCTGTTTTTGGTATAACTGATGGTGTGTTAGCTAATTCAGCAGCTGCAGCTTTTTCTATCCTTTGTTGTTGTAAATCTAACGCAATTTCTTCGTCTGACATACCTAATATTTCTTTTTTAGCTCTTACCATAGATATAGCTGAAAAACCATTTCCAGCATCAGACATTGCTTTAGTATAGACATCCAACTTTTGTGACCATAATTCAATTTTCAATAATTCAGCTTGAGTTGAAGGATTGGTTAAGGCTAATGTAAAATTATCCAATTCTTCTTCATATCCTAACATAAATAAATGAATAATGGCGATCTTATTCAATTCTTGAATCATTGCCTTTTGTATACGATTAATAGTTCTTGAGAACCTAATATCGAGTAAAGAAAGATTTTTACCATCACCCACAGCTTCACCAAAACCTAAAAATGGTGCAGGAACTCTAATAGCTGCAAATAATTTCTTTTGTAAGTATTCAATGTCATCAATTGGTAATGGTGCAGCTCCCGGTAAAGTATCAATAGGGCTAGCAGCATTTTCAGTTCTAACAGGAACAAACCAATCTTGATCAATACCTGCCTGATTGTATCTTAAATCAATCTGACCTGTTTTACCATCAACAATGGGTGTTCTTTTAAACTTATTAGCTATCTTTTGGATATATGCTTCAATGTCATTATCTTCCATATTACCAACAAATACTTTAAATATTCTTCTTTCAGGTGCTCTTACAACTCTATAAATTAACATAGCGTCTTCCGACATTACTAATTGTCTATATATTCTTCTAGCCTTTTCTAAAATTGAGTTATGAACAACAACACCATTAGCATAAAAATTATGACTATCATGTTCAACATATATATCATATGTTGTATGTTCACCTACTGATTTAATACTCCTTATTGGTTGAATAATAAAATTATCATCTAATCTACCATCAATTTCATACTTCTTCATTTGTTCCTTATATGTGTCATAGAAAACTATATAGAAACTTTCATTTACTTTTTTAAATACTCTATCAAAAATTTTATTACCTTCTCTTTTCCTACTACCAACATTCCCACACTTATAACCCATTCTATCAATCAATATTTTAATATCCTTGATTAATTGCTCATTTGACATTTCAATATGTGTCGCATATATACCATACTTGTCTTTGGTTATCCAACCATCAGCATCTACTAATCCAGCGATAAAATGTCTTTGGATTTCAATATCGGCGTCATATAACCAATCAGGTATTCTTTTTTCATTAAATTTACCTTTAAACCCAACTCTACTTAAAATAGTTGTTAATAGTTTAGAACTACAAACAGATTGTTGATTTTCCATTCTAACACATTTTTTCCCTGAAAATCGCTCCAATAAATCAATATAAAAATCATTTATATCTTCATTTACACCAATAGCAATCGACACTTGATTACCATTTTTGTTTAACCAACCATCACCATATAAGAATCCTAATAATTGAGCAAATTCATTTGTAACATAATCAGGAATTAAATCTATATTATTAAACCACCCATTTTTATTTTCTTTTGGTTTAGATTTATCTATTTGATAGGTATTATTACTAATAACATTTTTACGACAAACTAATAAATCACCAATCTCCAAGTCCCTTACATTCCTATAATAAAATCTACCACCATTAACAACCATTACTTTATGCTCTTTAGAAGCATCAAAATAATAATTATTGGTTGTAATACGGAAACATTCTTTTTTCCCTGAATTAACTTTATCCAATACCTTAGAAAGTTCTCTCTTTTGGTTTTTTTCGTTAAACGACCAAACCATATCACCAATATTAATATCTTCAATAGGTTTAACCCCATTTTCTATATCAACTCTTGTGTCACCTTTTAAACAAGTACCATATGGAAGTTTTCTGTCATCACCCAATAATCTAAAATGAGCTATCTGAAACGGTTCGAATTGTAAATCTTTTGTTTTATATTGAAATCTAATCTTCTTTTTCTTAGCAATTAAATCAGTATCCTCAAACCTCTCAATTTCAATTGTAGGTAATTGAGTACAACCAACAACCCCTTCACCATGTTCCAAATGTAAATAAACAAAGTTATCACCATATTTAATTGTTGATCTTGTCCAAGATTGTAAGTTTGTTTCAATATCCAATACTTTATTAAAAAGGTTTTGAAGGATTGATCTCACCCTTTCCGATTCTGAAAATATTGTTAATACTTTACCTTGTTCTGATGGCACTGTCGCCTCTTCAGACATAATATCAAGAGCTGCGGCAATCTCAGGAAAAAACTCCATCGATTCAAAGTCATAATTCGCAGCCATTCTTGTCGGTTCATTGTGGATTGATCGAGCATACATATCATTCTCCACCTTACCCCATAAATCATTTATGTATTTTTGTTGTTGAAGTTCGTTTTTTGTTTGTTTAAACTCTTCAGGGTTTGTTGTCACCAATAAAGGATCAACAGGTTTTTGAGGTCTATTTATTCTTCTTTTATTTTCATTATTAGGTCCCAATAAGATACCTAATCTCTGAAATATTGTATAATTTTGTTCTGCCATATATATAAATATCTATTTTTTTCATTTAATCCCGAATAACCACCCAAATTCATTTTGAACTTGTCTTTGATTTGTTTGACCACCTAAAGGATTCATTTTATCTTGCATATTATATGTTGGAACACCTGTAATAGTAGTTTCAACAGTCCACGAATTTAATAATGATTTTATTTGTGATTCATTTTTACTAAGATCTTTAAATCTAATCTCACATAAGTATAATGCTAAGGCTAAGGAAAATAAACAGTCATCATTACATCCTTTCATATGATCAGGTCTACCAGATACGTTTACAATAAATGTTCTCATTTCTGATAGAACCCTATGACTTCTTACCTTAAACCCTTGTCTTATATTTCTCTCAAAGGCATCTAACACATTCATTCTAGTTATAGATGAACCAATAACCAAACCAGCAGGTAATTCATCCTTATTAATGTATCCATACATATCCTTACCTTTATAATCATAAAAGAAATTCTTATAACCGAATTCTTTTAGTTTATTTACACAAATTAAACCTAACCCACCTGTTAAATCTGTTATAAGCATAGGATTACCATACATTTCTAAATATTTCATTATAAACTCAGCTGTAATATCCGGAGCCATTTTACCCCTCCATTCAAATACTTGCTCCCAAGTTTCAAAATCAACGATAGTTAATACACTCCAGTCATCAGATTGACCTAACGATATATCTAAACCCGCAGCATATCTATGATCTTTTTCCGGTTCTTTAAATATCCAAACTGATTTATCAAAACCTTCAACCCTAATCGGATTCATTACAAATTCTCTTTCTTGTTTATCAATATCTTCACCAGCAACAAATGTATTACCAGAACCAACAAAATTACCATCAATCTCCTGACTTACTTTTCTTGGTGAATCCATATCCGCCTTCATCCCCTCATACCAAGCAGAAGTTGGTTTCCAACCATTTTTAATTAAATCTTTCCACTCATCTTGATTCCAATTTTCAATTTCCTCATCTTCTTTTTTCCACATTAAATTAATGTTATATCTTGGATCTTGATACCATTTAATTTCATTAATAACGAATTTATTTTTACCAAGTTTAGCATTGTTATATGTTTTCCAATATAACAAATCATTACCATTTGGTGTTGATATGAGAATTGCTCTACCACCTGTTGATAAAGCAGCCATTGATGCAGTCCAAAACTCTTCAACATCTATATTATCGATGTGAGCAGCTTCGTCAATAATCATTAAAGTAGGTGTATAACCCCTTAAAGCATCCATTGATGTTGCAACGGCTTTAACTTCAGATTTGTTATACATTATCTTATGAAACTCTGTTGATTTAGCATACATTTCTTCTTTATCCACATCAAACATCCAATCAGGACATTGATTGATAAACTCATTAACCTTTTTTAACATTAAGGCTGCAGTATCTCTTTTATTTGCAACAATTAGAACCTTTTCAGGTGATTCTTCATCGGCAAATAATAATAACCAACAAACGTAAGCTGCGGTAATTGTAGATAAACCAGCTTGTCTATACTTGAGTGCTAAATTATATCTTTCATTCTTAAAATTGTGTAAAATATTTTGTTGTATGGGAAACAATTTAAATGGAACATTACCCTTTTGTGTTTGGTCGTATGTTGTAAGATAATTCTCAATAAAATAAACGTAATCTATACTACACTTTAAATATTCAGTTGTAATATCATTCATATAGAATAAATAGTTATAATAATTTATTTTCTAAATTATCCCTTAATAGCTCATATATTATTTTCATATTATCAATATCACTCATAGTTTTATCTTTAGTGATATCTAATACAGATCTAAAAAATTCCTTCATACCTATAACAATCTTATCTTTGTCTTTAGCAACATAGAAATTTTCGTGTAAGAAATACCAAAAATAATCTTTATGGTACCCATCTTCTTTAAACTTAATTTTTTCTTTTTTGTATTGATTTAAAGTTTTTTTCCATACCCAATTGAAATGATTATATCTATCCGTATCATTAGTAATCGTATCATCACCTAAATAACTATCGTACAATAAAGATAAAAGGGTAATCGTAAAATCAATAAACAAATCAGTTTGTTCAACTTTTACATTTTGTTGATTAAAGAAATCTTTAGTTTTTTCTTTCGGTAAAAACTTCCCTATGTATTCTATAAAGTTTTTAGGA